GTTGGTCTTTATGCTGGCAGTCAGGCTGCTGGTTCTATTGCTGGTGCCATGGGTGGCAACAAAGATGAAACTGATACCTCTGGCATGACTCAAGCAGAACTTGATATGGCTAATGCCGTTGCTGCTGCTAACGCTGCAGGACTTGATGTTAACTCACTTATTGCTAGTCCAGCAGGAACACAGTTAAACCTTAATGCTAATAACCTTCCAGCATTTATGGCTAAGTTTGGTCAATCAACCGCTGGTTTTGTTGGCATTGGTAATGTTGGAATTTTTACTGGTGTTGAAATTGACAAAGAAATTCCACGCCGTAAATTTGGTGGCACACTTACTGTTCCTACAAAAGAATTAGTGCAACTTCCAGATTGGAACAAAAGATTTCCAGTAGATGCAGCAGGACTTGCTTCTACAAAACAAAAGTTTGTTGATGCAGGCGTACTTGCACCTACAGATGGAATAGATAAAATTAAAGCAGCATGGGAAGCCTATGGCAAGATGTCATTAGAGTATAGCCGTGCTGGTCATAATGTTAGTCCATGGGAATTGCTTGCTCTCCAAAAGGGTCTAAGTGGTAGCGGAAGTCAAACTACTACAACTATTGATGTAAGCCCTATTGCAGAAGCAGATATTAAAAATACTGCAAAAAAACAACTTGCTGTATCACTTGGCTTGGCTAATATTGATGATGCAATGTACAAAGATATTGTTTCTATTGTTCGTAAGAACGAATCTAAACGCCCTACTAAAACAGTACGAACAACCACTGGAAATACTACAAAGGTTAAAACAACACCAGGTTATGGCACATCAGATGTGCTTGCTGATGTTGAGGAATATGCTAAGAAAGACCCACGGTATGCAGAGTTTCAAACAGCAGATGTGTTTGGCAATGCAATGATTAAAGCGTTAGGACTTAAAGCATAATGGAATTTAAAAACGGTATTCTTTACTCAAACGGTCAACCATTTACTGGTTCATACGGTGGCAAAACTTACAAGTCTGGACTTGAATCAACAGAAGCGCCACCAATGGCTACATGGATTATTACTGCGCTTACAACTATTCCAGAACTTAATGCCGTTTATTCAAAGGTAAGAAACGCAGACGGTTCATTTAAATATGATGCTGCAACCATTGCCACAATGATTAACGACACTGAGTGGTACCGTTTAAACGGACCAACAGTGGCTCAAAAACTTATTGACCGCATTAAAGGCGGAGAGAATAATTACCGTGAAGGTGTTAATGAGTTTCGTCAAGTAGCATCAAAGGTTGCTACAGAACTTGGTTTAGATGCTTCTGACCCAGCAGTGTCTAGTTACATATCAGCCTTAGGTGAAAACGCATATTTACATAGTTGGTCGCCAACACAACTTGAAGGTGTTATTACAAGTAACACTGAAATAGTTAAAAAAATTAAAGGTGGATTGTATTCAAAACAAGCAAGTGATATTGCTGATTATGCAAACACAATGGGCACTGTTGTATCTGCTGGAGATATGACAAATTATACACAGCGCTTGTTAGGTCTTACTGATAAAAATGGTGTTCGTGTTCGTTCATCTGTTGATGATATTAAAGCAGAGATTCGTAAAAACACTGCTACTAAGTACGGTGTCTTTGCTGACCAAATTAACGCTGGTGTAAGCCTTTGGGATTTAACATCTAACTATCGCCAAAAAGTTGCAGATAAATTAGAGGTTGACCCTGACACTATTAAATGGGATGACCCACTATTTAAAGATGGAAAGATTTTTCAATCTGTTGACCCTAAAGACCCAAGCAAGATTATTGCTCGCCCACTATGGGAAGCAGATAAAATGATTATGGCTGATGAGCGTTGGCAGTATACAAAAAATGCTGATGCACTGTATATGGGTTATGGCAAAGCAATGTTAACTAAGTTTGGGAGGGTCGCATAGTGGCAGTTCCAGATAAAGCAAAACCTGATACCGCTGTTAGAGTTCAACCTGGCGATACACTTAGTGCTATTGCTAAAGCCAATAACACTACAGTAAGTCAAATTATTGCCTTAAACCCAAAGTTTACTTCCGACCCTAAGTATAACGGCGGTAATACAATATTTAGCAATACTCTTGTAAACATTAAACCTGCTACACCTACTTCTTCACCCATCAATACAACTGGACCATTTAATCCACAAGGTGGTGTAGGTACAACACCATACGGTCCGACTGCTACTACACCAACAACTACTACACCAACTACTACCACTCCAACCACAACTACTCCTACTACTACAACACCTACTACCGTTACGCCAAGTGGTGATGGTTCTAATACAAATACAGGTGCTGGTGTAAGCCCTACTCAGGTAGATGGCGGAGGAGCCACTGGTGGCATGCCAGGGGGTGCTACAGGGTTCTCTGGGGGTTTTACCCAGGCTGACATTGATAAGGCATTTAAGGCGGGCGAGGCAGCAGCAGCCAAGGTTGCAGCAGATAATATTTATGCCAACAAGGTTAAGGCTTCCGATAAGTTAGTTACTCTTTTTAAGGCTCAAGGTATTGATGACCCTGGGTTTGCTAAATTTATTAGCGATAACATTATGAACGATGTATCTGAGGCACAAACACTTATTGACATTTATGACCAACCAGTATACAAATTACGCTTTCCTGGTATGGAAGCATTGCGTAAGAAAAACCGTGCAATTACAGAAGATGCATATATTAAAGCAGAAAACCAAATAGTTCAAACATTAAGGTTTTTTGATTTACCAGTTGGTTTCTACGATAACCGCACTATGCTTGGTTCAATCATTGGTAATGAGGTATCACCTAAAGAAGTACAAGATAGAGCACAGGCTGCACAAGATTTGGTTAAGGCTACTAATCCAGAGATTCGCACAGCCCTTAAAGAGTTCTATAATATTAGCGAAGGTGATATTACTGCCAATTTCCTTAATGGAGATTTGGCTGGACCATTGCTTCTTAAGCAAGCACGAGCAGCAGAAATTGCTGGTATAGCAAAGACAGCAGGCTTTAGTAGTTTTGCAAAGGCAGAAGCACAAACTCTTGCTGAACAAGATGTTTACAAGAATATGAGTTTAACTGATTTAACTACTGGCATTGGTAGAGCAGGTACACTTGCTGCTACACAAAGCAGACTTTCTTATCTTGAGAATCAAACTTACTCAGATAGAGAAGCATTACAAGCAACTCTTGAATCTGACCAACAGGCAATCCTTGCATCACAACGCAGAGCAGCCCGTGAAACCGCACGCTTTAGCGGTAGCAGTGGATTAAGTTCTGGTTCATTAAAACAATCTAGCGGAATATAAAAGAATCCCCACCCTGATACACCAGCCCAGGGGGGCGTAAAAGCCTGGTAGCAATAGCCGACATAGTTTCCCCGAATTATGCCGAGGATTGCGAATACAACTAACGAAAGGGAGATAGGTAGATGGCTACCAATTATGATGATGATGACTTCTTTGATGAGGACAATGAGCCTCAGGATGTTGTCAAACAACTACGCAAGGTAAATCGTACGCTTGAAAAGCGTTTGAAAGAACTTGAAGTAGAGTCAACAACTCTAAAGAATCAAACTCGTCAGCGCACCGTAAAGGATGTACTGACAGCAAAGGGTGTCAACCCAAAGGTTGCAGCGTTCATACCTCAAGATATTGAAATTACTGAGGAAGCAGTTTCTAACTGGCTTAATGAATATGGCGATGTATTTGGTGTTAAGCAAGAGTCACAAGAAGGCGAGAGCCAGGCTCAGAACCCTGCACTACAAGCACAAAAGCGTATCAATGAAGTTGTATCAACAGGTACTCCACCAGGAGTAGATGAAGATTCACTAGCAAAGATTTTAAACGCTAAGAGTGCTTCGGAACTCAGTGCATTACTCGGTGTTTCAGTTCAATAACTTAAACTACCAATCACCAGGAGGTGAACCCACATGGCATACACAGATTCGTCAGCACTCGCTGGCTTAGTCAAAACAGCGTATGACCGCTATGTAGAGTTTGCGCTTCGTTCACAGCCACTGATTCGTTCAGTAGCCGACAAGCGCCCTGCTCAACAGGCAATGCCAGGTTCAAGCGTTGTATTCTCAATCTATAACGACTTGGCACCAGCAACAGCATCACTCTCAGAAACAACTGACCCAGATGCAATAGCACTGTCAGATGTAACAACAGTTTCTGTAACACTTAACGAGTACGGAAATGCATCACTTGTAACACGCAAGTTGCAACTGTTCTCACTATCCGATGTTGACCCTGCAGTTGCAGACATCATCGCTTACAACATGGCTGACTCACTAGACAGACTTGCAATGAACACACTTCGTTCAGGCGACAATGTTATTTACGGTGGCTCACGCACATCAACTGCAACAATCACATCATCAGACACAATCACTGCGGCTAATATCCGCCGTGCTGTGGCTAAACTTCGTTCAAACAAGGCTGTTCCTCGTGAAGGTTCACTTTACTGGACAGGTATCCACCCAGAAGTTTCACACGACCTTCGTGCCGAAACTGGCGTTGGTGGATGGAACGACATGCACAAGTACGCAGAAACTGGCACAGGTAATTTCTGGGCTGGTAACATCGGAACTTACGAAGGTTCTTTCTTTGTTGAAACACCTCGTATGTACCGTGGCGTAGATGGTGCAGACCAGACAGCACTTGCTACAACAGCAGTAACTGTTGCTGGCGCATCAGGTGGATTTACACTTGGTGTTGCTTCTTCATCTGTAGTTGCTACTTCTGCAGAAGCAGGAGATAAGATTTCAGGCACAGGTATTGCATCTGGCGCATTGATTTCTTCTTTGGTTACAGTTGGTTCAACAACAACAATTACTGTAAACACTGCACACACTGCAGCGGTTACAGCAACAACTGTTATCACAGTAACTCCAGAAACACCTGTTTACCGCACAATTATTGCTGGAAAGCAAGCATTGGCTGAGGCAGTTGCACAGGAGCCAAATGTTGTCATCGGTCCAGTTACTGACAAGTTGCTTCGTTTCCGACCAATCGGTTGGTACGGCGTACTTGGCTTTAGCCTTTACCGTCAGGCAGCCCTTTACCGCATTGAAACTGGTTCTTCAATCGCTGGTTAAGTAATTGTAGTAGAGGGGGCAGGTTCGCTTGCCCTCTCTCTACACCAATAAAGGAGAAACAGTGGCAGAGTATTTATTTGTAACACCCAGTGTTGAAGAAACACCTATGGGCTGGCACCGACTTCTTGAGCGTTATTCTATTGCTCGTGGCGTAACAGTAATGATGATAGATGGCATGTATTCTTCCTATCGCTACCCAGCACAAACTGAAATTGCAACAGCAACAGAAGTATACTTAGGTGGGCGTAGATATATTATTGACGAGGCAACCAAAAATCGCCTTACCAATCCAACAATCGGTGGCAACTACGGAGATTACATAACAGAATTATGAACCTACATCAAAAACAAACACACCCAGAATTTGTTGAAGGTTGCTTTGGTTGTAAATTAGGAACACTTCAACTATCATCTGGCGATGCTGCAGGTAATAAAAATATGTCCCAAAAGAAATGGGATGCAGAATTAAATCTTTACAAGTCTGCTCGTGAACAAGGTATACAACCAGCAGGCACCTCTACTAGATTAGTACAAAAAGCAATAGATGATTCAAACAAAGTAGGCAAAGCCTACGATGCAAACACTAATAGTTTTAAGGGGTAAACATGACTGCCATCGTAGGTATTCAGGGAAAAGGCTGGGCAGTAATAGCAGCAGATTCCATGACTACCTATGATGACAAACCGTACTATGCAAAAGGTATGGATAAAGTTATCAAAAAAGGTGACTATGTATTTGCTTTCTCAGGCGATGCCATTGCAGGCAACATAGCAAACTTTCTTTGGACACCACCTAAAATTATTAAATCAATATCAATAGATGTATTTATGCAGACCAAAGCCTTACCCTCTCTGCGTGAAACTATGAAAGATAATGGATACGAACCAGATACTGTTAAAAATCCAGATGCTGGTTTTGATGCTCTTATCTGTTTAAACGGAATCATTTATGAAGTAGACCAGGATTATCTCTGGTCACGAGATGACCGTGGCTTATACGCAGTTGGTAGCGGAGGAAGCCTAGCCCTTGGCGCATTAGCCACTGGCTTTAGTAAGAACTCTATTAAGGCAGCAGAGTTTGCTGCTCGTAGAGCAATCAAGATTTCTGCCGACTACAACATAAGCGTTGGTGGAGATGTCAAAGTAATCACACAAAGGGGAAACACAATGCCAGCAATGAAGAAAAAAGCAGTATCACCAGCAATGAAAAAGAAGGCTTATGCAATGGCTGAAAAGGCTGAGTCAAAATCTGCAAAGGCTAAAGAAATGAAAAAAGGCATGTCAATGCTTATGAAGAAGAAAGGCAAGTAAATGTGTGCAGTATGTGGATGTGGAACGACAGTAGTAAATCAAGATGACAATTATGGAACAATTAACCCGTATGGCATCACTGCCCCTGAGGTCAATAATCCAACTACTCTTGGTGGAAAGTAAAGAAAACAAATGTCAGACCCAAGACTAAAGCGAGCAGGAGTATCAGGTTTCAATAAACCTAAGCGTACACCGAGCCATCCAACAAAGTCACATGTAGTTGTGGCTAAATCTGGTGACCAGGTTAAAACTATTCGCTTTGGTCAACAGGGCGTTAGTGGAGATAAAACTCCAACAGCAAGACAAAAATCATTTAAGGCTCGCCATGCAAGCAATATTGCCAAAGGCAAAATGAGTGCAGCGTATTGGGCAGATAAGGTGAAATGGTAATGGCTAAGAAAAAAGAAGTATGGGATAAACCAAACCCTAAGAAAAAATCTACACCTTTGTCACCTACTGCTAAAGCATCTGCTAAGGCTGCTGCTAAAAAGGCTGGCAGAAAATACCCCAATCTTGTGGACAACATGAGAGCAGCACAAAAGAAAGGCAAGTAATTATGGCTACAGGTTATGCAGGCTCCACACTCGTTGCTGAGTTAAATAGACTTGCCAATTCTGGCACATACCCAGACCGTACTCTTTTCCTAGATGCACCAGGTGCAGCCAATAAATGGGCTGGCACTACTGGTAAAGATTTACTAGGAGCATTGAACTACAAGGCTAGTTCATCTCGCCAACCAAATAACTTTAAAGGTTTAAACGCAGTATGTAATGAACTTGCTAGTACAACTGACAAGTCTGCAGTATCAGCCCTAAGGAGCATAGACCTGTGAGCACTCTTGAACAACTTACTGACCGTGTAGATACACTTTTACATGGCTACAGTTTAAACATGGAATCAACCACATGGTTAACTGGCGCTATCACAACTACAACCCAAACAACTATTTCTGTTTATGATTCTAATGTTGTAAGCCGTGGCTTTATTCAAATTGATGATGAAGTTATGTATGTTACCTCTACAAATAACATTGACAATACCCTCACCCTTGCACCATGGGGTCGTGGTCAGCGTGGCACTGGAGCAGCAACGCATGACAACTCATCTAAGGTAATGGTAGCCCCACTGTTTCCTCGTTTTGAAATTAAGCGTGCTATTAACGACACACTCAATGCAATGTATCCAGATATATTTGCTATTGGTCAATACCAGTTCCCATTTATTGCTGCTCGTACAACTTATGATGTTCCAGATGTAATACAAAATATTTTGTCTGTAACTCACCATGTTATTGGTCCATCTCAAGAGTGGTTACCAGTTCGTGCGTGGCAATTAGATAGAACAGCAAACCCAGCACAATACGGTACAAACGGTGCATTTGGACATACCCTTGGTATCTACTCACCAGTAGTTCCAGGTCGTATTGTTAATGTGGCTTACTCAAAGCGCCCAACACTTTTTGACATTACACAATTACCATCAGTTACACAAGAATACTCAACGGTAACTGGCATGCCTGACTACTCAGAAGATGTAGTTATTTATGGCGCAGCCTTTCGTATGATTTCTTTCTTAGACCCATCACGCCTTGGCGCACTATCTGCAGAAGCAGATGTGCTTGATAACCAGCGTGGAGCACGAAGTGGTGAGAACGCATCACGCTTCTTGTTCAATGTTTACAACACTCGTCTTAAGGAAGTGGCGGAGAACCAACGCCGTCAGTTCCCTATTCGTTCACACTATCAGAGATAAGGTAACCCCACCATGGCAGCAGGCGACCCAGGCGCACTCAAGCGGAACTTTTCCGCCACAGCAATCGAAACAACGCTCGTTAACTCTATTTCATCAGCAGCAACTGGCGACACAACTACAAGCGTTTCTGTTGTATCTGTCAGTGGTTACCCTGCTGCTCCATTTACACTTATCTTTGCACCAGATACCAACAAAGAAGAAGTTGTTACCTGTATATCTGTAGTTGGAACAACACTTCAAGTTGTTCGTGGTCAAGACTCAACCCTTGCAGTTGCTCATACCGCTGGTACATCTGTACGCCATGGTGTATCTGGTCGTGACTTTAAAGAAGAACAGACTCACATTGCAGCCCGTGGCTACGATGCTGACTCAGGTATTCTTTCTAACGCTTCACAAACACATGTTCATGGACTTCAAACTGGCGATGGTTCAGTAGTTGGCTCTACTCAATCAGTAACACTAACTCGCAAGACTCTTACAACACCAACTATTAACGGCGCTACCATTAGTGGTGCCTTTACATCTACTGCCACAATTACTGGTGGTACTGTAACCGCTGCAACAATCACAAGTTCAACTGTAACAAGTTCTACAATTACATCTGGAACTCTTGGTTCAAACCTTGCTGCTGGCGGATTTAAAATTACTGGACTTGGTACACCTACAACTACTGGCGATGCTACAACCTATGAATATGTAAACTCAATTCTTGGTTCATCAACCTCTGCTAGCATCTCTGCTGCCTCTGCTGCAGTAAGTGCTACATCTGCTGCAACCTCAGCAACTAGCGCAGGAAATAGTGCAACAGCATCTGCTTCAAGTGCAAGCGCTGCAGCAACTAGCGCATCTTCTGCTTTAACATCACAGACCGCTGCAGCCACCAGTGCTACAAGCGCTGCTGCCTCAGCAACGGCTGCTGCTACTAGCGCTACAAGTGCTGCTGCCAGTGCTACCGCTGCTACTACTTCTGCTACATCGGCTGCTGCTAGTGCTACTACTGCTGCTGCTTCTGTTGCAACGATTGCAGCCAGTGCAACTGCTGCTGCCACATCTGCTACTTCCGCTGCAGCATCAGCAACCGCTGCAGCAACATCCGCTGCTAGTGCTGCTACATCAGCAAGCACAATGGCTGCAAGCGTTACTGCTGCTGCTACATCAGCAACAAGTGCTGCTGCCAGTGCAACGGCTGCAGCAACAAGTGCTACTAGCGCAGCGACAAGTGCATCAAGTGCATTGACTAGCCAAACCGCTGCAGCAACTTCTGCTACTAGCGCTGCCACTTCTGCATCATCTGCTTTAACAAGTCAAACAGCAGCAGCAACATCTGCAACCAGTGCTGCAACAAGTGCATCAGCAGCAGCAGAAACTTATGACAACTTTGATGACCGTTACCTTGGCGCTAAAACAACTGCCCCAACGGTAGATAACGATGGCAACCCACTTATTGTTGGTGCTATGTATTTCAACTCCGTAACTGGAGTTATGGGAGTATGGTCAGGTAGTGCATGGGTTGCAATCAATACAACCAGTTCTTACTCAGCACCTACCATTGGCTCAACACTTATTTCATCTGGAACAACGGTAACAACTCTTAATGGCGTTGTTGACATTGTTCTTACTGGACCAGGAAGTATCACAGACGAACTAACCCTGCTTCTTATGGAAGCAATTTAAGAAAGGTAGTAACTAATGGCTACAACAACCAAGGCTATTGCTCGTACAGCAGCAGCCACATCAAGCACAACCCTATACACGGTGCCGACTACAACAACTATAACTGTTGTATCAAACATTGTGTTGGCTAACGCAGCAACATCTGCATCAACAGCAACTATTGCTTTTGATGGCGTAACGATTGTTCCTGCTGTATCTATCCCTGCTAACTCTGTAGTTGGCTTTGATATGAAGCAGGTTATTCCTGCTAACGCAACACCTAAGGTAATTACTGGCTTTGCATCTACAACTGCTGTGTCAATTCACATCAGTGGAGTGGAGATTTCCTAATGGCATTTAATACATTTCCTTCCAAAGGCGGAATCCCATCAGGTAACACTGCTGGTCGCCCATCAAATCCTGCTATTGGCGACACTTATTACAATGGTCAAGTAGAAGCATTAGAAATTTACAATGGTACAACTTGGAAAGTAGTAAAAAGTGAAGGTTTCCCACCTGATGCACCAACAATTTCTAGTGTAACAGACTCATCAACATCTCTTGCTTATTCTTCAACCGCTGGAACGCTAGATGTTGTTTTTGTACCAGCAGCAACTGGTGGCACAGCAACTCAATACAATGCATACACCACAGTAGGTGGACATAGTGGTTTTACAACAGTAGGAAATACTGTAACAATTACTGGATTAACACCTGGCACTGCTTATAGTGTATATGGTAATGCTGCAAATGGTAGTGGAACTTCAACTAATACAGCCACTGCTAGTCCAGTAACTCCAACAACATTACCTGAAGTTAGAACTATTGGAACTGCAACAGCATCAACTTCTTCTAATGCAATAACAGTAAGTTGGACTAATGCAAACAATGGTGCTAAAAACCTTTCGGCTATTACTATTACCCCATTTCTTAACGGAACAACTGCTGCTACTTCTCGTACAGCAGCAACAACAAGTTCTACTTCTTACACATTTACAGAAGGTCAATTAACTGGTAACGCTTCTTATACTTTTAAAGTAAAAGCAACTAACGCTAACGGAACTTGTGCTGATTCAACTGCTTCAAATTCTGCAACAATGCCAAATTTAGTTGTTGCTGACATTATGTTAGTTGCAGGCGGAGGCGGTGGCGGTGCATCATACGGTGGTGGAGGTGGTGCTGGTGGCTTTAGAGTATTAAATAGTTCATTAACTGCTGGAACCTCTTACACAGTTACTGTCGGTGCAGCAGGAGCAGCAGTTAGTGGTACTTACCCAAATGTCAATCGAGGCGGTAAAGGCGGAAACTCATCTTTTTCTGGTAGCGGATTTACTACAATATCTGCAACTGGTGGCGGTGGAGGTGGAGCCTGGAACGTACAAACAAGTGGCGGTACTGGTGGTTCAGGTGGCGGTGGAACTTTAGAAACTTCTGCTGGTGGAGTGGGTAATGAAGGTGGTTACACTCCAGTAGAAGGTTACAACGGCGCAACCAGTATTTCTGGAACGGCTTATGGTGGCGATGGTGGTGGTGGTGCTGGTGGAGAAGGAATACAGGCTACAAGTTCGCAGCCTGGAAATGGCGGTCCTGGAACAAGTGCTTATTCTTCTTGGGGTGCTGCAACTTCTTCTGGACAAAATGTAAGTGGAACATATTGGTACGCAGGTGGCGGTGGCGGTGGCTATCGTGTTAGTGCTGTTGGTGGTAACGGTGGTGGTGGTAACGGTAATGGTGGCATTGGTTCTGGTGGTGGAGTTTCTGGAACTACAAACACTGGTGGCGGTGGAGGTGGCGGTGGAGGAGATGGTGAAACAGGCTCTGCTGGTGGTTCAGGTTTAGTAATTATTAGGTTATCAGGTTCTGTAACCGCAGCCTCAACTACTGGTTCACCAACTCGTTATGAAACTGGTGGATACACCTATTACAAATACACAGGAAATGGGAGTGTAACTTTCTAATGGCACACTTTGCTAAATTGGATGAGAACAACATAGTCCTTGAAGTACATGTTGTAAATAATGATGCGCTTGACCCAAACAATGAAGAAGCAAGCGGTATTGCTTTTTTAACAGAGTGGTCAGGTGGTTATTCAAACTGGAAACAAACTTCTTACAACGGAACTTTTCGTAAAAGATACGCTAATAAAGGAGATAAGTATAACCCAGATTTTGATGTATTTATTACACCATCCCCTTTTCCATCTTGGAAATTAAATTACACAACCTTTGAGTGGGAAGCACCTATTGCCAAACCTCAAGCAATTAACGGTTATGCGTGGAGATGGTCTGAATATAATAAAGAGTGGGTTCAAGTAGCAATACCTACAGCGTAATCTGTATCCCTGAGCATGGATTAAAACTGCTCAACTTTTATGTCTTAATACCTAAGGAGATACAGTGGCTAGTCGTTCACCCGATATATCCGAGCGCACGATAATTGATTTATCTGGTCGCCTTTCTACATACTATGATTTAAGCGGTAACGCCTTTGACATGGCTATTGGTGGCTTGCCATTTATTATGGCAGTAACAGATAGCACTCCATATAAGCGACAGACTGCAGAGTTTCGTGTTCAGCGTGTAGACCAGATGCGTGACCCAGGTGAGCACACCCTTGGTGGCTCAGGCTACTGGACTCGTGCTCAATCATCATGGCACTATGGCGAGGGTGTTCTATTTGCTGAGCCAATGGAAGGTAATGAGAACGAAGTTCGCTTTCGCTACCGTGATTCCTATGGCATAGATGTCTGGACTCCAGGCGAGATAAGCCTAATTAAAAGAAGCAGCCTTGTTCAGGCTTTTACTGGAGCATGCAAGGTAGATACAGGTGCCAGTACAGCAGGTGTTGCTTTCCTTGTTGCCACTGATTTAGCACCACGCACATCACAAACTACAGCAATGTACAAGATTACAAGTTCAGGCACATCTACAGCCTTAGTTAACTACTCATCTATTAGCAATGAAACAATCCTTGATACCACATCTGATGGTACATACCTGTATGTGGCTACAACTGCTGGCATCTACGATGTCAGATTATCTGATGGCACAACACATAAACATTATGCATACGATTCTTTAACAGCAGAACATGTGGCTCTTAAGTATGTTAAAAGCCGTATTATTGCTGCATTGAAATTTACCAACGGTACTTATGCAGCCTATGAACTTACCTTTGCTAGCAAAGGTTCTGGTGCTGCCGTTGATATTAAACCAACAATGAACGCTGCTAGTGGAACTATTATCAATGGCTCAACCATCATGCCAATAAACTGGGTGTGGGAAGGAATAGCAGAAGGAACCAACGCCATCTACATTGGTGGTTATGCTGGTGACCACTCTGCTATCTTTAAATTAGGAGTAGATAATACTGGTGCCCTTGGCACTATTGTTACTGCTGCTACTATGCCACGAGGCGAAATTGTTTTATCTCTTTACTCATACCTTGGCACCTTCCTTATGGTTGGCACAAACAAGGGCGCTCGCATTGCAACACTAGAACAAAATGGTGACATGACATACGGACCATTGGTATTCCATAATGAAAACGGTGTCTATGACTTTGAAGGGCGTGACTCTTACATCTGGGCTGGCAATACTAACCAAGTAAATACTAACTCAGGCACTACACGCATTAACCTTGGTCAGCCACTTACTCTTATTGGATATGCTCAACCTATTTCTAGTGGCGTATATGCTCGTGCAACGGATGCTTATGCAGATGGTATTTTTGGGCAAGTAAATGGTGTTCGTATCTTAGGTGCTAATAATCAAGTTGCCTTTGCAATCAATGGTTCAGGTATTTGGCTACAACATCCAACAGAGTTGGTTGAATCAGGACAAATCCGTACTGCTCGTATTCGTTATGACACCATGGAAAACAAAGCATGGAAGCGTATTCGTGTTCGTACCACCAATGACATAGCAGGTGGTGATATTGAAATATTTAAAATTGGTCCAACAACAGACACTGTTATTACTACGCTTTATGAAGGCAATAGCACTACTGCTGATATTGATTTAGGTGATGCATACATAGTAGCAGGACCAGATGCATCGTTTAAACTTACCCTTACCCGTAACTCTACTAGCGCAACCACTGGACCAGTAGTAGTAGGTATTGCTGTTAAGGCTTTGCCAACACCTACTCGTGCTCGTGTGTTACAGATTCCATTGTTCTGTTACGACAAAGAAACAGACAAAACAGGTAACATGATTGGCTACGAAGGCTATTCAAGAGAGCGTTTAAACGCACTAGAAACTATTGAAGCCAACGGACAAACAGTTATTCTTCAAGACTTTAACCAAGGTGGAGAGCCAACCGAAGTCATTATTGACCAAGTTACCTTTACTCGCTCTACCCCTGCTAACCGTAACTACACAGGCTTTGGTGGAATCATCACACTCATTGCCCGTACTGTCGTATAAGGAGAACCATGTAATGACACCTGAAAATTGGGCTGGACTAATCGTATCTGTAATAGCAATCGCAACTGCGTTTGCTGCCACCGTTAGATGGTTAGTCAAGCATTACTTGTATGAACTTAAGCCCAATTCAGGCACAAGTTTAAAAGATAATGTTAATCAATTAAATGAAAAAGTTGAATTTTTAACAGAGTTAGTATTACAATCACTAAAAAAATGAGTAATGATATTGATTGGGAATACCAAAACAAGTTAAGAGAACAGTGGTTAAAAGATAATCCAAATGCTGACTATCAAGGATGGATGTCAATATGAGTCAAGTTGATGACTTCTTAGCAGTAGCACAAAAGGAAGTTGGCACAGTAGAAAAACCTGTAAATAAAACTAAGTATGGTGCATTTACTAAGCATGATGGTCAACCATGGTGTGGTTCATTTGTTATGTGGTGTGCTGCTCAAGTTAAATTAAAACTACCTAACCTTGTCTTTACTCCAGCAGGTGTAGCAGGATTTCAGGGCATGGGTGCATGGAGCAACGCAGCCACGGCATCACCTAAGCCTGGCGACATTGTGTTCTTTGACTTTGTTGAAGGTGGTAATCCAGTAGACCATGTAGGTATTGTGCTTAAAGATAACCTTGATGGAACTATTACTACCATTGAAGGCAATACGACACCCGAAAAAAAGAAGGGTTCTGAGCGTAATGGTGGTGAAGTAGCCATTAGGATTAGAGCGTACAAGAAAGACAACAAACGAAAACTTGCAGTGTTTGCTGCGGGTTTTGGTAAACCGAAATGGAGCAACAAATGAAAGACCTAATTGAAAAACTAAAGGACCCAAAGACTAAAGCAGCCTTTAAGTCCTACCTTCGTGCAGTTCTTGCATCTGCTGTCACCATGGGCATTGCCCTTGCTGCTGATGTAGCACCACAATATGCAATTTTAATTGGTTCACTTGCCGCACCTGCCGCAAAGTGGGCAGACAAAACAGAAAAAGAATATGGACTAGGTTCCAAGTAACAAACAGTTTAAACAGATTAGCCCCCTCGCTTTTTTAGCGGGGGGCTTTTTTGCTTTCCCAATCTTTATTTTGTTGGGTCTTTAAGCGATGGCAGTTAGCACATAGTGTCTGGAGGTTATCTGGTTCATTATTTAAATGGTTGCCATCTATGTGGTCAACATCTAATTGACTGCGGTGTTCTGCAACAAAGCCACACAATTCACAGTAATCTTTTTTATTTTTAAATTGACTAGAACGATACAAGTTATATTTATTTCTACAAGACCACCCATATTGTTTCTTCTTTAATCTTGCGGGTCCACATACTGCACAGATACCCCACCGTTTAACTGGATTCTTTAGGAGCAATCTATGTTGCTTAGGCTTATCCCCCTGTTGAATAGAATCCACCAGTTTTAAATATGGCAGGTGTTGCGGTCCATACTCTCTGCATAGAAACACCACAACATACTGGCAATCTTTCTTCGCCTATTTCAAAAAATAATTCTTGAGTAGAAGAACACACTACACATTTAAAATCATAAATCGGCACGGCTGTTAACCAATCTTTTCAAGGTGTTTAAACGCCTTAGTCTGGCTTGCTGTTCCCGTACTACACCAAGTTTAAACGCAACTTTGTATAGTAGGAATTGCTCAATCGCAAAAATCAGTATTAAAAGTATTTTCATTATCATCCACTGGCGTAGGTACAGTCACTAATGCTCCACAGTCAGCACACTTAGCATCGGTAAACCATAGGCTAATCTCATTATCTTCAAACATGCATCCGACTTGAAAGACAAGGTGCCCACAGTTAAGGCATACACTTGAGGGAATACCACGCAAGTTCACTATTAGCGGTGGCTTCGCTCGGCTCTTGAGGAGCCTCGCTATTACACCCTTACGCTGCACGAACAGGAGTCTAATCACTGTTTAAATTACATGTGTGTAATTCTGTTTCGGCGTGTCGTACAATAGAGCAGACTTCGTGTAGTAATCTCCTCTATTGAAAGGAAGATAAATGACACTTGAACAAGTAACAGGTAAGAATTATGTTAGTCACTCAGCCCTAAATACATGGCTTAGTTGTGGCTGGCAGTTCTACCTATCACGAATACAGCATGTTCCTGAACAACCATCATACTGGTTAGCAGGGGGCAAGGCAGTACATGAAGGCACAGAACTTTATGACCGCCTATACCATGGCACTGACAAACAAGATACCTTCTCAGCACGAGGTGCATTTGAAGGTGCGTGGGAACTCAACTACAAGGCTGCAGATAACGGCATGGAGTGGAGAGCAGGTGGGCGTGCAACCAAGGCGTATCCAAACAAAGAGGATGCTGCTTGGTGGCTTGAGGCTGGACCTAAAATGATTGATTTTTGGGTGCAGTTTCGTCAAGATAGTGGCTTTACTATGTATCAGTTACCTGATGGTAGTGAGGCTATTGAAACAGAACTTAATAAGGAGGTTGGAGGAGTGCCTATCAAGGCGTTCCTTGACCGACTAATGGTTGCACCAACAGGTGAGTTGATTATTGTAGACATAAAGACAGGTAGTAAACCACCTGCTGGTCTAACTCAACTTGGTATCTACGCAATTCTTGTAGAGAAAATCTTTGGTGTTCGCCCTACCCTTGGTTCATACTTTATGGCACGGACTGGGGAACTAACCCAGCCTGAAAATTTAGACCGTTACACTGAGTCACGACTTGGTTCATGGGCTAAAGGCTTTGAGTTAGCCATGGAAAATAAAATCTTTATCCCATCAGTTGGCTTCATGTGTGGCACATGCTCAGTTAACAGTGCGTGCTATGCAGTTGGTGGTAAAGACTCTCACCTCTACCCTGAAATACCTATAGGAGAAAACAAATGAGCATGAACGAAGCAGCAATTCAGATTAACTTCAAGACAAAGAAAGATGGCATGTTGATTAACCTTCGTGCCAACGATGCCATTGAACTTGATGGCTTACTAGACAGTCTAACTCAACGCCTTGCAGCGTTGATTGACCTTGAACAAACTGTTGAAACAATGGCAACACCAGCGCAATCACAAGCAATGGCTGCTATTACTCAATCATTTCCTAATGCAACACCAGTACAAGGATATAAGCCAGCAGGTGCACCAACACCTGAGTGCACTTGTGGTGGTGGAACAATGCGTTTAGTTCCAGCAGGTATCGCTAAGGCAACTGGTCGCCCATACAAGGGCTTCTATGCATGTCCAAAACCACAAGGACAGGCTTGCCAAAACAAGGTATCTGCATAACACATGCGCCTACTCAGCCGTGCTATTAAGACAGCATCACAAGGTGGTGCAACGCTTCCAGTTGTGTGGCAATCTCTTGCTGCTCAACAAATAGCAATCCGTTACGGCGAGGTAAGCATGATTGCTGGACCGCCAGGGGCAGGTAAGTCAACACTTGCTTTGTCCTTGGCAGTCCGTGCAAAAGTTCCAACTCTTTATATCTCAGCAGATACACACTCCCACACCATGAGCCTTCGTTTACTTGCTCTGCTTACAGGCAGACAACAACAAGATGTTGAGCCATTGATGGAAGCAGATAGGGATTGGGCAGCACAAATGCTTAAGCCTGCTGACCACATTATGTGGGAGTTTGATTCATCACCAACGCTTAAAGATATTGAAGATGCAGTTCTTGCATCTCGTGAACGCTTAGGTGAGGATGTGCGTTTAATCGTATTAGATAACGCAGTAGATGTGACGATGGATTCTCAAGATGAGTGGGGCGGATTGCGTACCTTAATGAAAGAACTTAAATGGTGGGCTAGAGAAACTGGAGCAGCGGTAGTTGTGTGTCATCACACCAGCGAAGGCGTGCCAGGAAATCCATGTCCTCCACAAAAAGCACTGCATGGAAAGGTGGCACAGACTCCTTCTCTAATACTTACTGTTCATAATCAAGTTTCTACAATGGGTGTATGTGCAGTTAAAAACCGTTACGGTCCAGCAGATGCTACTGGTGGTACACCAGTGTGGTTGTCGTATGAACCAGCATCAATGCAAATCAATGATGTTATTTCATACGAACCAATGCAGTTAGTTTAGGAGAACACATGTGGGAACTTACAGTAGTTGAAAATGCAGGAGAAATTCCAGCATCAAGAATTAAGGATGAGATTGCGGTAGAAACTAAGCCACTCCTTATAGATATAAAGGCGCAGTTAATGCTGATGCCTAAGACACTCGTATACACCGTTGGTTGGAGGGCACTTGTTTGGCAAAATAAAGAAACTGGTCGGTTTAAAGACATCACCGATGAAGAATACGAAGAATACACTAGAACTGGCACTATCAATTCAGCCTCATCAACTGGCACAGATAGTGGAAAAGTTAGACCTTCCGATGGAGGTGAAGGAAACACTAAAAAGTGAGATACCTCAAGTCCTAGAACGGATGGAGGATGTCGCTAAAAAGATTTATGACCCTCAACAAATATGGTTGGAGTCAATGCAGTTTGCTGATTATGTAACTCAATTAGCAAAACATCTAAACGAGGACCATGGGCGTGAGTGTATTGATGAGATAGTTGAACAGTTAATTAACATGTCTAACTCGTTTAAACAAATGGGAGAGAACGCACTACGGGTTCTTGATGAAGCAGAAGGAGAGCACAATGGCTAACAGTAATCAGGAAACATTATCTCTTGGTTGGTGTGATAACGGTATGGTAGATGGCAAGTTTGCCGAAGGTATTATGTACACCACGGTGACTGCACCTACTCATAAGATGGCAATTAACAATGCTATCCGTGTTCAAGGTAATCAAATTGGCAGACAACGCCAAGCGTTGCTCGACATGTGGTATGACAAAGTAAAGACAGACTGGTTGTTATGGGTTGACTCTGACATTGTGCTTACTACTGAGGTGCTTGGCATGCTATGGAAGATAGCCGATAAGAACACCAAGCCAGTTGTATGTGGCACTTACTTTATTTCCAAGCAAATGGAATCTTCATTGATGCAACCTATGCCTGCTTTGTTTACCGAGATTAGTGAGTTTGAAATTAAATACTTACACCCACTACCTAAGGATGAAGTAGTAAAGGTTGACTGTGCTGGCTTAGGTCTTACCCTGATGCATCGCAATGTTGTTCCCAAGTTGCGTGCTATCTCACCTGATTACTCGGTCTTTGCCGAGAAGGAAGGGCTAGGAGATAAGTATATTGGTGAGGACATTGTGTTCTTCCGTAACTTAAAGAAGGCAGGCATTGATGTGTATGCACATACTGGTGCCGTTGTTAAACACATGAAGCGATTTGCTTATGATGAAAATTATTATGCGTTGTATTGGCAGGCTGCAGCAGCAGCAGAGAGGCAAACAAATGGCGAGCCAACAGCAAAGTAACAAGCGTAGAGGTGCATCGTTTGAGATAGACCTGGCTGATTGGTTTATGCAGCAGGGTTTAAACGCTCAACGCTTACCTCGTGCTGGTCGTAATGACATCGGTGATGTATTTCTACCAGCAACCAATGACATCTATGTGATTGAAGCCAAGGCTCCACGCAGAGATGGCAAGGTAGACCTATCAGGTTGGTTGCGTGAAGCACACCTTGAAGCAGATAACTACCGTAAGTCTAAGAACATGAAGGTAACACCAACCCCATTGGTAATTATTAAGGCATCTAACAAAGGAATTGAGGATGCCTATGTTGTTCAAAGACTGGGTGATGTCCTTGCAAAACTCTAAACATGACATCGTTAAAGTTCTTGAACATTATGGATTTGAAATACCACATGGTAGGCGTGGGTGGTTCACACTGCGTTGCGCTTTCCATGGTGATAGAGTTAAGTCAGCCCGTTTAAACATAGACAACGGTGGGTTTCGTTGCTTTGGTTGTGAGATGGCTGGTGATGTTTATTCATTGATTATGAAACGAGAAGGAGTTGGGTTTAATGAGGCTAAGCAAATCGCAGAAAGAATTACTGGCGAGAGCAACGGAGAATTACGAAAGAAACCTAACGGAGATACTTCCGTATCTGACGAGCAGAGGTATCACAGAACAGACCGCTCGTATATTTCGCCTCGGCTTCGTAAGAGAGCCTGAGATTGGACATGAACCTTACGCTGGTAAGTTAGCAATCCCATACCTAACACCAACAGGAGTCATTGATATAAGGTTCCGCAGTTTAAACGCTGATACGGGTCCGAAATATATGAGCAGACCAGGGGCAACAACACACATCTTTAACATCAATGCATTGGGCGATGATACAGATGTCCTTGTTATATGTGAAGGTGAACTTGATACCGTTGTTGCTACACAAGCAGGCTTTAGTGCAGTTGGTTTGCCTGGGGCTAACAACTGGAAATCTTTTTATTCTCGTGTGCTTGCTGACTGGGCAAAGGTTATCTTGTTATGCGATGGTGACAATGCTGGTCGTGAAATGGCTAAGCATTTAAGTAGAGAACTAGACAATGTATTCCCTGTGTTTATGCCTGAGGGTCAGGATGTTAACGATGTCTACCTAATGGAAGGCGCAGATGGATTGCGTAAGAGGGCAGGCGTTTAAACATGATGGTAAAGAACTCGTCTTTTGATTTAGACTTTGGATTTGGTCGCAAGGGCGAGCAATTAGTTGAGGCTTTACTAACAGAAGGTAAGACAGTTGAGGTCAAGCGTGACCGCAAATGGTGGAGCACGAACAACATTTATGTAGAGGTTGAGTGTTGGTTTAACAAGAGCAAATCATGGGAGCCATCGGGCTTGATGGTTACGACTGCGGAATACTGGGCATTTGTATTGGAGCGTGGTGTGATTATGGTACCCACTGACCATGTGCATCATGCAATTAAAGAGTTTGGCAGGGAAATAACCTGCGAGATACCACCTAACTGGAGCAAGGGTTATCTAATTACGGTAGAAGATTTAATGGCAGCAATGAGGATACTTAAAAATGGATAACGATAAAGAATTATTATGGGAAACCGTATACAAAGTAGCACGCCTTAGTGCCACACGATGCGTGCGTATTCATCGCCACCTTGTAACGGCAGATGATGTGTTCCAACACCTAAGCCTTTGGGCAGTAGAACATTGGCACAAGATTGAGGAGTGGGAAAGTCAAGACTCATTGGTGTTTAAACTTAAGCGCACCTTTAACAATGAGTCGCAGAAGTTTGCCAGTAAAGAGCGTGCATACAAGAGTAAATCTGTACCCTCTGATGCTTTCTATTACACACATGAGATACTTCAAGAGTTGCTTAAAGATGTATGGCACTATGAGCAGTGGGTACAGTCAGCAACACCTAGTGATGGTGAGTTCATTAGTAAATCAAGTAAGCCAAGTGAAGGCATGAACCGTGAGGCTATGTTGTCAGATGTTAGCGGCGCATTACAGCGTTTAAACGAACAAGACAAACTTCTCCTGCGGCGTAGGTTTGATGGCGGTGGCATGGACTTTGATGCACTCGCTATTGAATACTCGGTTAGTGATGAAGCCTTGCGTAAGCGTGTCAGTCGTGCACTTACCAAGTTGCAAGAAAGATTGGGTGGAGAACAACCTCAATGGAACAATCGTAGATATAGGAAACCTGATAATGATTAGACCCAAGTACCAACGCATGAAACCATGGAACTTAATAGGACTCCCGTTGTATTATATTGGTATCTGTTTAAACGATATTGGATACTACATCTATGTAGCAGGTGATAAAATAATTTGGTATAAGCGCAAACAGATTGGATACACAAAGAAATGAGTGAGAATAAAATAGATGTTAAATGTTTTCATTGCTCTAAAGAATTTTATGTAGAGGAATCATCAGTAAGAACACCCTACTATTGCTGGAGTTGCAGATGATTATAGGTTTGAGTGGGTACGCACAGTCAGGTAAAGATACAGTTGCTGAACTGTTGTGTTTAAATTATGGGTTCAAGCGTATATCTTTTGCATTACCTATGCGTGATGCGGTCTATACACTCAACCCAATAGTTGAAGGTGGCAATCGTGTTTCTGATTTAGTAGATGAGTATGGTTGGGATATAGCCAAGGCGGTTCCTGAGGTACGCAGATTACTTCAAGTGTTTGGTACTGAGGTAGGTCGCAATCTATTTGGTGAAACCTTTTGGATTGACCAAGCGTTTAAACGAGCAGAAGAATACCAACGAGTAGTGTTCTCCGATGTGCGCTTTCCTAATGAAGCAAAGGCTATTCAACAAAGAAGCGGTGATGTGTGGCGTATCAATAGACACAATCACACTGCAGTTAATGGACATACATCAGAGCATGCAATGGATAACTTTATGTTTAAACATGTTATCTATAATGATGGAACGCTTAATGATTTATCTGATGAAGTGTTTATGCTTGCTAAACAATTAAATTTGTAAAATACAGAAGCCCTCTCGCAAAGACTGGAATCCGCAAGAGGGCTTTTGTATGCTCACCTATCCTATACTTCCCCTTTATAGGGCAGGTGAGCGGTCTTACTGTATCACATTGCAATCCCTCGTGGGTCAGACACCTGTATGTTCAAGAGTCTGCGTGCTTGTGCCCTACGAAATGGCGTAGTGCCACCCCATATCCCACTCTTTTCATGGACTAACCCCCACTCCAAACACATCTGCATAACTGGGCACTCCACACACATGCGAGCAAACAATCTTTCCTCCTCAGGTGTGAAGATGTCTTTGTCGGGGTAAAACAATTCAACATCTAACCCCTTACATGCAGCCTTCTCAGTTAGTTCGGGATTCCATCGCAGTTTAAACGCATCAAATCCCTTACCTCGGTAGCGAGCCTCTCTTGTTTCCATAATTCGGTGGTGTTTAATCTCCATTAGTACCAATTCTTGGCTAAGTGATGAGCGTAGGCTCTGCATATACCACGAGTCTTGCCATATTTTCTTTCGATATAAGCAAGCCCAGCATCTACTTGTCTAAACCCATTAAGTGTAGGTTTCATATCTATATTTACCCAAGTTTCAGGCATGAGTTGTGCTATACCTAACGCACCACTTGATTTGTTGCGTGCCTTTGGTCGCCAGTTGCTCTCCTCTGTCCATAATTCAAAGAGGCATGGGTACTGCTCAAGTTTATCTTGCTTGATTAGTTCATTGATTGCGTACTGTTGATACACATTGTCATAGTATGCAACCACTTGTCCTTGTGGTTGGTGTCCGTTTATCTGCACCCTTGGATTAAATACTAGAAAGATTCCAAGAACAACAACCGTTGCTATCCATATTCGTGCATGCGGGTGTATCTGTTTAAACATATTCTGCCTCCAGTTTCACACGGTTTCCACACACTCGTTTAATAAATGCGAGTATGTCTTGAGGTATATCTGTGTCATTACCTTCGGCATCTGTCATGCCCACCACAATCATGTTGCCCACAATCTTGGGTGCGTTGCCAAACATAAACGAGAGTGCGCTCGCTACTGAATTGAAAGAGAGTTGTTTAAGTAATCCCTCCTCATTTACATAGCCTTGGCATACACCATCACCAAAGAAATCGTACATACCAATGGGTTCAATCAACCCATCAACGGCAGTCTGCATGTCGGAGAGTTGTTTAAACTCCTTCTCCTCGTATGTCCCATCTGTGTATAGCACTGCACCTTTAGCCATTAGTTGTGCCAACCTTCCTTGAGTACACCGTTCTCGTACTCTCTGCCTACCTTATAGAGTTCACCGAGTTTATTTATTTCCTCGCTGATTTTATTAAGAAATGATTTGCGCTTATCACTGTCTAAGTGCGACACCATTTCCTCTGTGATTTCACAACGCCATATAGTCTGACTCATTAGTTGCTCCCCTTTAGTTCAGCAAGTGTTTGTTCAAGCAGGGCTATGCGTTCAGCCCTGTTTAAACGAGGTGTGATTCCATACTTTAACTTGGCTGCTTTTAATACCGCCTCGTATTCATCGGTGTGATTAGCAATAAGTAATTGAGTTGCCTCATACTTTGCCTTGGCGTACATGTTAGTTGAAGCACTAGCAGCCATTAAAGCACCAGTCCTTTCATCATGTTGTTAAGGTCAGCCAGTGCAAGGTCGTCTGCGTTGTACTTGCAGCCGTCAATAGTTGCCTTGTTCTCTAGCCCTGCAACCTTAACCCAATCACGATAAGGCTTGACTCCTTTATAGTCCTTCATAAATAAGCAAGCGCTTAGGTATAGGGCATAGTCGTTGTTAATCCACAACGCAATGTTCCAAGTGTTACGGTTTTTCCAACCGTTGTATGTGGTTTCTTTACTCACGACCAACACCTTCTTTCATACATTTTGCACACACTTGGTATGCATCTATATCACCTTCGTTGCCATGATAATCAGGTCTAAGGTATTCGGTAGTTGCTTTCTTATTGCACCATGCACACAAGCCGATGCGTGTACCCCATACTGGGGTGGGTTTAGAAGTTGTTAAGGTCATGGGTTTCCACCTGCTTGTTTAGTTGGCGTACTCGTTGGCGTAGATAAGCGTTCTGTCCATTGAGTGTGATGTTTTGTTTGATTGCTAATCCCATTACGGTTAGCGCACCCAATAGGGCGATGATTGTGGCGATGATGTCGCCAGTTCCTAGATACATACCAGTCCTTTGTTTAGTGTAGCGGTGTTGCTACATGTCCGATTATTCAGGAGGCACCAAGTAAAGTCAAGGATATTTGAAAAGATTTTTAAATTATTTATTTGTTTAAACAGTTTCACCACATGATGCGGTGAAACCTATTCTACCATGGCTGTCAAGTGTATGTTTAAACATGATGACATGCCAGACCCACCACCACCGCCTCCACCACCACCAATGTTTAAACAAAGTTCTTGCATGGCACTGAAGATGGTTGTTTAAACGCTTGAAGATGCCAGACTGAGGGCAAATAAAAAACCCCCGCATTAGCGGGGGTTGTTTATTCTATTGTTTAGAATAGATGTGTGTCGTAATAACTAGATGTTTGTGAGTGCTCACTGTAATCATCGTAATACTTTGAGCGCCAGTTGTTTGTATACACCTGTTTAAATGGTGTGAAGTTCTGATGCTCCACAATTTTACCGTTCTTAATCTTGAAGTATTCACCCTCATCTGCATCGTGAACCCAGTCAAGAGTTGAGTCCAGCATAATCGCTGCGTTCTCAATGGTCTGCTTGGTTGAACCGTAAACCAGCGAACCTGATTTAGTTTGTGCAATCCATAGCGGTGATGAATTGATGCGTGCTAAGTGCAATGTGTTGCCCTTGCCTTGTTCAATCCAAGCCAGTGCTGCGGTGCCTTGTACACGAGAGAGTGCCTCGGCAATAGGCGCATTAGTAAATGCAATCAATGCAGCCACTGCCTCACTGTCAACCTGACCAATGCGAGGAACCTTTAACTGTTTAAACAACGCAACATCGTTGCTGATGTGTCCGTTGTGAGTGAGTACGATTTTGCCACGAGGAATTGGGTGGTTGTTATCGTTTACTTTTGGGTCGCCTTGTGTAGCCCAGCGAGTGTGCAAGATTGCAGTTGTAGCGCCAGCGCATGCACGCTTGCCCGCTTCGGTCTTAATGAACCGAGTCGCATCTACTGCAGCCTTGGTGATAACCCTCTTGCCTGTGCTTGGGTTAATCCATGCCACACCAGTGGCATCTTGACCACGATGTTCAATGTCCAGCAGCATCTGTGCTGCTAGGTCTGTTTGATTCTGATTGTGCTTAGGGTTTAAGCAGAAGCCAGCGATTCCACACATAATTTATTTCTCCAGTCTGTAGTAGTTAATAAGTGAATTGTACCACACCTACTTGGTGAGGTAATACCATGCCCATGTTCCAGCAATAAGCATGACCAGCAATAAAGCCCGACCATCAAAGATTGACATGTCCATGTTTAAACACCAACCCAGTTCTCATCTACGAATTGCAAACTATCGTTTGCTTCGTATCCTTCGCCAGCCTCTAATGAAGCCAGCCCTAATTGCAAGGCTTCGGCTTCGGTTGATGCCTCTACCTTTACCTCGTACCAAGTTGTCGCTTTACGCTGCACCCGATAAGTTTTCATTTCCAGTCCTTTCGTTTAAACGGTACCGAGGATTTCCCGATTCCGTTTGTGCCTGCCGAGGGGATTGCACCCTCGCTTGCCCACTAGGGGCAGGCTGCCTGCTTAGCCTTGGATTGAGGCTGCTCGGTCTTTGAGATATTGACCTGTCTTTGGGTCAAGATTACCTGCAAGCATCAAGATGTTTAGCAGGGATTCGCACTTGTTTAAACGGTCATTGATTCCGAGTTCGTCAAGTGTGATTAGTTTGGTGGCTGAATAATCTTTGAAGGCATCAATAAACTTTGCCCATGCCACTGCTTTGGTGCCATTTAGGGTGCCTTGGTGCACTCTAATCTCAAGTGTGCCATGGCGCCCGAAAGATTGCAGATTGAAAGATTGGTAACGGTCACCGTTGATGTCGGAGATTTCACCGTTGCGGATTCTTTCAACATTGCGGTCTATATTTTGCAAAGTTGGAACCTTGCAGTATGAGTTGTTTAAACGGCTTGGGGCAACCAGTGCACCGATTGCCTCGTGCACAAGATTCCAGTTCAAATACCACTGGGCAACATGGTCAAGGCTTAGTGCTGCTGCACCGATGTGAACATGGAAGCCAGTGGTGCGGTCAACCTTGCCACCTGCTGAAAGAAGCAGACGGGCAACGGTTGATGCCTCGTTTAAACGCTCCTCGCCAAGGATTGGAGATACAACCTCGGCACCTCGGACTGAACCGTCATAAACGCTTGACCAAGATTCGTGGATTTGGTGTTGATTGCGTGGCTCGATGCACTCGATGCCTCCACGATTTAGCGCTGCAGATGCAGCACTGGTTGAAATACCAGCGACCTCAAATTCCAGTCCGTAAGTAGTCATTAGTTAGCCTCCACAAGTGCGATATTGCAAACTGGGCAGATTGGAGCGCCAAGGTTTACAAGTGTGGAGCGAGAGATTCTTGCGATGTAGTTATCGTTTAAACATGCAACCTTGATTAGTCGGGTTGTCTGCTTAGGTGCTGCAGCGATTTCTAGTGCTGCATGAGGATATGAGCCAAGGCGCTCAAGGATTGGCAGTGCCCATGAAGGCAGGGTGTCCAGTGGCTTTGCAACGCTTGGTGCTGCATTTCTCCAGTTGCCACTTTGGGCAATTTGAAGCAGTGGGATTATTGCTGCAGCGACTTTTGATGCTGCATCAACGGTTGGTGAAATAAAGATTTCAGCAGTGAAATCTTGTGAAGCAGTTGGTGGCACTACTGCAGCCACTGCAGGCTTGCGACCTACTTTTGGAGGGAAGCCACAAGATAGGCGAATTGCTGCCTCCTCATCACCTCCGCCACTGATATTTCTAGCGATTGAAGGCTTTGCAGCAGATGCAAACGCTGCTAGCCATTGCTCACGATTTCTCATGATGTTGCTCCGTTTCCAGTCGGTGTGGATTGTTCCACTGGGATAAAGGTAAACGAGTTTAAACAGAATTACAAGCACCCTCTAAAACCATTAATTTATACTGACTTTAGAGGGTTTAAACGATTGTTGGTTGGTTGGATTGCCTCCGATTATTGAAGCAGTGGCAAGTGGCAAATAAATATATTACTGGCGAGTAATGCTCTAAAGTCATTGATTTATACTGGTTTCAGCGATGTGCAATAGTGGCGATGCTCTAAAGTGATATTAAACAACTGACTTTGGCGTATTACTGGTGAGTAGCATTTCGGGGCTATTCGTAGGGCTGCCACATTGTGAGATGTCCGTATCACATAGTGAGATGCCATTGCGATGCCTGCGGTTAGCAGTCGCTAGTGGTGAGTGCTAAGTCGGGGCGATGCCTTGCAGTTTAAACAAGGCTGCTGCGATTACTGGTCGGGGCGGATATGACACCGAGCAGCGAGTCAGCGCCAAGCCAGCGCATAGTCCTGCCAGCACCTAGCGCTGCCAGCCAGTGCAGCAAGTGCAAAGCAGTTTAAACGCCAGCAAAAAGCCTGCAATGTTTGACCCCAGGTTTTTAAATATCTGTGTGTCTGTGTGTCTGTGTATCTACACACATAACTTTGATAGCCCTGGGGTACAAACATAGGCTTTGACCTGCGGTTATACCTGAATAGGTATACCGCTGCAAAAATACTTTGCAAATAAATGTCCAATAAGTGTCCGTTGGACACCTAATAGTATATGTAGGGCAAAACAATATGTGCCCTACGACAAAAGCATTTAGGATGCCTTAGGCATCCCCCTAGTAATTGCCCTAACCTACGGCTTCCGCCTTGGGGCTACAGCCTACGGTTAGGAAAGGATTAACTGCAATGCTTCCATAAGGTCGCATTGCTACTACGCCTATGGAAAGAAAAAGAACTACTGCTGCATCCCATAAGTCAGATGCCATAAAAAAGCAGATTATAGATTTTCTCATGCAAGGCTACTCGGTCCAACGAGCAATGGATGCCGTTGGGAGAAGTGTCAAGACTTACGAGTATTACCGTAAGACAGACCCTGAGTTTGCTGCAGGTATAGACAAACTGCGAGCATTGACCGCTAGAGGTGAGATAGGCGGTCCGACCCAAGAGGTACCACCTTTTGATGATTTCTCTTTAAAATATCTTGGGGTACAAGTATTTGAACATCAACGCCATTGGATTGATTTATTAGAGTCCAGAGTGCCTACGAATGTTCACCCTTCAATCATTTACGAGCCAGGCGATAAAGACCTGCTTATTGTAAACACTCCCCCCGAACATGCTAAGTCTACGACTATTACAGTCAACTATGCTGTTTACCGAATTTGCCAAAACCCTAACATCCGAATCATGGTTGTTTCTAAGACCCAGGCTATGGCGCAAAAGTTCCTGCTCTCCATCAAGAACAGACTCACCCATCCTCGTTATCAGGACTTACACCTCGCCTTTGGACCTCCAGGCGGATTTGAAAAGAACTCTGATTCGTGGAAGCAGGACTTAATTTACCTATCATCAGAATCTCGTGACTCTGGTGAAAAAGACCCAACGGTTCAAGCCATTGGTATTCGTGGACATATCTACGGTGCCCGTGCTGACTTAATCATCATGGATGACTGTGTTGACCATACCAACGCCCATGAGTACGAAAAACAGATTGACTGGATTCAATCAGAAGTTATGTCCCGTATAGATAACGATGGCGGAAAATTACTGGTAGTGGGCACAAGATTACGCCCCAAGGATTTATATTCCGAACTCCGTGACCCCATGCGTTATCCCGATGAAACTTCTCCTTGGACTTACTTCGCTCAACCCGCAGTATTGGAGTTTACAGATGACCCTGCTGATTGGGTTACTCTTTGGGCAAAAACGAATATGCCCCCAGTGTCTGGTAATGGTACTCCAGATTCTGAGGGACTCTACGACAAGTGGACAGGCACGGCGCTCAATCGTAAACGAAGTCGCATGTCACCCAACTTGTGGGCGATGGTTTATCAACAACAACAGGTACATGAAGATAGCGCTTTCCCGCAGGATTCAGTTAAAGGCGTTATTAACGGCGCTCGCAATATTGGCATCATCCCGAAGAATAAGGCAGGCAACAGACTTGCTGGGATGGATGGGCTTGTTGTGGTTGCTGGGCTTGACCCCGCCATGGCTGGGCATACCGCTGCTGTCTGTATTGGTGTGGATGTATCTACTCAAAAGAGATATGTGTTGGATGTGTCGAACAAACAAGGCATGAAGCCTGATGAGATAAGAGAATTGATTAAAGACTGGACAGACAAATATTCAATTTCTGAGTGGCGTGTTGAAAAAAATGCATTTCAAGCAATGTTAACTCAGGACCGTGAGGTACGAGAATACCTACAAGCAAGGGGTGCGATACTTAAGGAACACCATACTGGAAACAATAAATGGGATACTGACTTTGGTGTCGCATCCCTTACAACATTGTTCCATGGTTATGAAGAAGGCTTAAACCTTATTGAGTTCCCATCTACGCATCAGTCCGAAGGATTAAAGGCTCTTATTGAGCAACTAATTACTTGGTACCCAGAAGCCCCACGAAGTCAAAAGACAGACTGCGTTATGGCACTTTGGTTTACTGAATTAGCAGTACGAGATAGAGTCGCAACCGCAAGCAACTTTGCTCGCAATCATAGTTACACAAATATGTTTCAAACAAAATATGACAAAAGCCAGCAAGTCACCGTTAACTTGAGTGATTACGCATACAACTAAGATAGGAGGTGAACATGGCACTTACCGTTGAAGAAATTAAGAACTATTATGACCGCTATCGCCGTATGTACGATGACCGTGACCAGCGCATGAATCAAGTTCTCCAAGTTCGTCAAGGCAAGATGCGAGATGTTTACCCAGACCTTTTCCCCGATGGTCCTTTTGAGAATCCTATCGTGGCAAATATGGTAGATATTGCTGCCCGTGATATTGCAGAAGTTATTGCACCTTTACCATCGTTTTCATGTACTTCAACATCTATGGTTTCAGAAACAGCCCGTAGAAAGGCTGACAAGCGTGGAGAAATCGTTAACGGTATTGTTAACTTCTCTGACCTACAGACCCAGATGTTTAATGCTGCAGACCGTTATGTAACCTACGGTTTTGTACCAGCACAGGTTGAAATTGATATTGATGAGAGCATGCCTCGCATTAAATTCTTTGATTCATTAGGAAGTTACCCAGTTATTGACCGTTATGGTCGTGTAACTATGTTCTTCCAACGCATGAATAAGCCAACAGAAGAACTAATGGCTAAGTATCCAGAACTAGCGCACTTAATTTACGATAAAAACAATACGACAACTGTGTCCGAGATTGTTCGTTTCCATGATAAAGACCAAGATGTCCTATTCATGCCACAGAAAAACAATCTTGTTCTTGAGCGTGCCAAGAATATGATGGGCGAGTGCATGATTCGTGTTGTACAACGACCTTCATTAGATGACCAATCCCGTGGTCAGTTTGATGATGTACTGGCTATTCAAGTTGCTAAGGCACGCTATGCCTTACTTTCACTTGAAGCAGCAACCAAATCAGTACAGGCACCGATAGCGATGCCTTTAGATAGTCAGGAGTTAGCCCTTGGACCTGATGCAATTATGCGCTCCAGCAAGCCTAATGAGATTCGCAGAGTCCCACTTGAACTTCCTAGCAATGTGTTCGCACAGCAATCAGTTCTTGAGCAGGAACTCCGTTTAGGTAGTCGTTTCCCAGATGCCAGAACAGGTAATATGGATGCTTCCATTATTACTGGTCAAGGCGTTAAGGCTCTTATGGGTGGTTTTGATACACAAATCAAGACTGCACATGCAATGTTTGCTCGTGCTTTTACTGAATTGTTAGCACTTGCTCTTAAAGTTGATGAAAAAATCTTTGGTAATCAAGAAAAAGAACTTAAAGGTGTGTATAACGGTACTCCTTACAACCTTAAGTACAAGCCAGAGCGTGATATTAGCGGTGATTACACCGTTGATGTGCAATATGGCTTAATGGCAGGACTTGACCCTAACCGTGCATTGGTCTTTGGACTACAAGCACGAGGTGATAAGTTAATTTCTCGTGATTTCCTACGCCGTCAAATGCCTTTCTCTTTCAATGCAACACAAGAAGAAGAAAAAGTTGAAACAGAAGAACTGCGTGATGCTATGAAACAAGCAATCGCTTCTTATGCACAAGCAATACCTGCCCTTGCAAGTCAAGGACAAGACCCATCCGACATCCTACGCAAACTTTCGTATGTAATTAGTGCTCGCCAAAAAGGAACTGCTATTGAAATAGCAATCCAAGAGGCGTTCCAACCACAGAATCCCACACCTGCTGCAGCCCCAGGCTCAGTAAGTCCCGAATCTATGGGCATGCCAAGTGAGAGCGCAGCAGGTGGAGGGCAACTTCCAATGGGCATGAGCGAAACTGGTCGTATGCAAGGCGTTGCACCTGGACAAATTATGCCTGGTGGTCGCCCCGATGTTCAATCACTTCTCGCTGGTTTAAACAACCGTGGAGATGCAAACTTACAAGCCACAGTCGCACGCAGAGTGCCGTTCTAAAAGGGAGGAGGGTAACCATGGCAAATACAAGTACAGCAAAGTATCCAAACAACCAACCTGGTAAGGCATCAAAGCCTGCTAATCAGGGTGGTTCAGCAAAGCCAAATGTACAACAGCCTACAAACTTCGGTATGCCAAAGGCTTCAAAGCCTGGCGCATCCGTAACAATGTTCACAGCACAACCAAAGGGAACAAACGGCTCAAAGTAAGCCTTAAACCTGAGTAAGTTTAAAAACTGCTCACTAATTTTAAATACTGACCTTAAATGGAAAGGAGATGCACATGGCGGTAGAAAACCGTGGCGGTAATCGCCCAACTGCAGGACAAAATAACTATGCTGTTTCAGCAACAGGTGGTAGTGGAAATGCAGGCACACAAGGCGCAAAGGCTATGACAGGTGGCGAATATGGCGAAAATCAAGCCATGATGGAAATGCAAACATCAGCACCTATGAACGCTTCTCCTACTTTCGCAGCAACTCCTTCTATGAGTCGCACACAGTCAGCCCCAACTGGACAACAAATTGTTCCGTTAGATGCACCAACACAACGCCCAGATGAACCAGTTACTACTGGTATTGATGTAGGCGAAGGTGCTGGTAGCGAAGTTATGTACGCAAAAGACCAAACTCTGGCAACAGAGGACCGTCAGCGCATGATTACTGCATTGCCAACGCTTTCAATTCTTGCAGAATCTCCTTCCGCTTCTAACGCCTTCCGCAATTATGTTCGTTATTTGCGGAGCGTTCTTTAATGGGTTTCTTAGATAATTTAGGTAATTGGGCAGAAGGTCAAGTCAAAAATTTTGGTAACGAAATTGGATTGGCTGTTCTGGGAAATGATATTGCCTCCGTTGCAACTAATGATAAATCTTGGGCAGCGGATGCATTTCAAATAGCAGGAGATGTATTTAAAACTGGTATTACTGCTACAACCTATGTACCCCGTAAGGCACTAGGTGCAGCATTTAATGATGTTCTTCTTCCAGTTGCTCGTACTTCTTACAATGTTGGTGGTAAGTATGTTCGTGAACCATTGTCTGCAGGATTACTTGGCTTAGCAACTAATGATTGGCAACAGTCTTGGAATCAGCGTGGTGACATTTCCGCTGGACAGGCTGCTGCATATTTGCAATCACGCTTTGACCCAACTAAGTCAGCGCTTCGCATGGACTTTGATATTTTTGACCCAAATGACCGTAAGGTTTTTGATACTAACTGGGAATATCGCACACTATCAGGTGCCTATGACACCTTCTTTTCAACAGTAACCGACCCACTGGGTAAAGTTGCTAAGGCTGGTGCACTTGCTCGTAAGGCTCTAGTTTTACAGCCATTAGGTGCAACTGATGCAGGTATAGCACAATTAACTAAAGATTTTTTAATACCAAGAAGCACACGCAATGTAACTATTCTTTCACCACAAACCCTTGCTACAAAAATCAATGAGGGTCGTGATGTAAATGGTGGACTTTACAATAGCATGGATTGGTTTGCTAAAAACGATAAGTTAGCAATCCGTAATCACCCTATGGTTGCAGCATCTAACGATGCAGATACTCTTTCATACCTACTTGGTGAAGTAAAGACTACAGATGATGTAGCAGATGTATTACTTGCTACTGCAGTTAAAGACACAGAAGCAATGGCTCGTTTAGTTTTAAAGCGTAAAGACATGGCTTTTGTTATGGATAAGTTAAAGCCAGTATCTCAACTTGATAAACAAGTTATTGATAATATTCCAACCAATGGTATTGTTGATGATGTAAATGTTCTTGATGCTGCTACAGCACTTGTTGATAATGCTATGAACGACCCTTATATTAAGTATTTAACAGATTTAAACAAAAAAGGTCTTGATTTAACTAAGCGTACATTTGGTACTGCCGCAACTCAGCGTGGTTCTATCCGTGCTGCTGAACGCCAAACATCTCGTGCACTTGGTGAAACACCATCACCAAATTCATACCCAACGCTTGGTATTTTTCAACCAACTAAGTATCACCCAGTAGTAGCAGTAGTTAACTTTGCAGAACGATGGGCTGGAGAACGCCCTGCTGGTTATTTCAATGCTAACGATTCTGATTCATTTAATGAAATGAAAGCCTTTGGTGGCATGCTTAGCCGTATTGTAGGCAATAATGCTGCTGCTCCTATTGTTGCTCGTCATTATGATGATTTTATTACAGCAGGAGATATACCTGAGGCTCGTGCTCGTGTAGCCACATCTTTTGAAGATTTAGCAGTTATGCAAATTAACAAAACACTTGGTCTTTCTGATGAAACTGGCAAGTATATTTGGGATGCATATAAAGGTCGCCGTAAGACAGCAATGGATTCAGTGCGTGACCGTAAGTTCTTAATGACTAACGATGACACTATTCTTAAGATTCCTTATCTTGAACGCCAAGGTGCTAACGCACTACCAATGGTTGACTTGGAAAACTATGCCCGTGTTCTTAAAGAGAACAGTGGTTTAATTAAGGCTATTGATGGCAGCCATGGCATTGTTGACCCAGATGCAGCAAAATACACCGCTGGAATACTTAACGATATGTGGAAGGCTTCCGTACTTCTACGCCTTGGTTACACAGTGCGAAATATTAGCGAAGCATCTATGTCTATCCTTGCTAAAGGTTATGGTTTAGTTGCTGCCTCAGAATTAAGCACCGAAGGTGTTAAGAAGTGGTACAACAACCGTGTAATTGGTATTGACCGTCTAACAGATAAGACTCTTGTAGCAAAAGGTTTGCGTGAAGATTCAATTAAACTTCGTCAGGAACTAGCAAGCGTTCAACAAGACCGTGCTCAAATTGCTAGTTTAAACAAAGACATTGATGAACACATGGCTGGTGTTGAACTTGCATTTAAACGAGGACAACTAACAGAAGAACAAATGCTTGAGTTCTTAGATGTTTCCTCATACCGTACTGGCGAGTTTTTATACCATGGTTCACCAACTGGACTTCGTGGTTTAAACACTAACCGCCCATTGGCGATGAGTTACTCAGCAGAAGTAGCAGAAAAATATGCTGATGCTGGCATGCGAACCATCTCAGCAACTGAGATTCAAAAGCGTTTAACTGGTACTGCTGGTCGTCTACCTAAAAACATTGAACTTGCTCCTGGCGCAGATATTGGAACACCAGAAGTATTTGCACAAATGCCAGCAAGTGAATTTAAAAATGTTGAACAATGGGTTACAGGCGTAGCAGGTATTGAACAAAATATTTTACGAGGACAAGCCTGGGATGAAATTACTGGTGAATTAGAAAAATTAAATCCTGATTCTGAGCGTTGGGTAAAAGAATTAGAACGCACCATTAAGCGTTCTGTAATTAACAAACCAACAAAAGTTTATCGTATTACAGACAACATGGCTTTTTACAGAACACCAGTTGGTGGGATTGTTGACGAACCAGCATTTGTTGCTACAAGTAAAAATGCTGACATACCTACATCCCGTAATTTTTATCTTGAAATTAAATTACCAAAAGGTCACCCTGGTTTAGACATTAAAAGAACTTACAATGATGCGCTTACCAGCAAAGCAGCCGACCCAAGAACTCTTGGTGGATATAATGATGCAATGCGAGAAGCAGAAGTTTTGCTTCCACCTGGAAGTAAGTTTAAAATTATATCTCGTACTCAAGCAGACCCAGAGGGTAGAACACCAATAAGAGTTGTTGTTGAAGCCATACTTCCAAAGAAGGCTCAACTTCGTCAAGCATCTGGTGGTTTACAAACCATTGCTGCGGATATGCGTGAAGGTTTTATTAACACTATTGCCAATGGCAATCAAGTAGAACTTCTTAATCCACAAACTGGTACATGGCGTGCTATTGACCCAGCATCTATTTCTCAAAGACTATTAGTTGAAGGTAAGTTCCGTATCCGTAAGCCAGGAAACCAGGGACAGATTCTTCACTCTAAAGTATTTGGTACTCCAGTAGACCTTCGTTCTAATAATGGAACAAAAGTTAGACTTGGTTTAAACGATTATCCAGAACTTAAAAAACTTGGTCTTGATGCCCGTAAGCCAGATTCTTGGAAAGGTAAAGAACAAGAATTATTTGATTGGATGCGTGCCAATGGTGTTGGTAAGTTAACACTTCCAGATACTAAGGCTAATGGTCGTTCTACTGTTTTAGTTGACCCAACAATGGTTGAAACTGCAAACAACAAGCCAACTCAAATGCTTGCAAAGCGCCAACTTGATGCTATCCGTAACACTCGTGCAGTAACAAGTAATCAATCTAAGGTTCTCCAAATAATTCAGTCAACCGTTGAAAACGGTGGCGGAACATTTAAGTTTATGACTGGTGATGTGCCACAAGGTGGCGTTGCCGTAGCGGTTCGTGGTGGTACTTTCCAGTATAGCCTTGATGCAGCCAAAGCAAACCCTGAATCAATGGCTCAGCAACTTGCTGAACACATTGAAAATACTATTGGTAAATTCTCAGAGGCTGACCATTTTGGAACTTGGGTTGCACCTGCAGAAGATGGTACTATGCATATCTGGGCTGAACCAGTCAATGTAATGACGAATCGTGCAGAGGCTATTAAGTTTGGCAAAGTCAGAAACCAAAAGGCTGTCTTTGATTTAGATACTTTTGAAGAAATTAAAACAGGAGGAACAGGCGATGTCGGAGCAAGCGAAAACTTTGCATTGGGTCAAGGCACAAAAGCCGTTCGGTCAAATGTCACCAGAGGAACGCAAGGCGTACGCCCAGAACTTAGCGAATCAAATCGTGCAGCAAGCCTTAGCGAACTCGCAACCCGTATCGGAAACGGAAAATATCCAACCGATGGCATAGTTAATCTTGTCCGTGAATTATCGGATAGAGATGCTCTTGTTAGAGCAAACCATGAAAACTTACTTGCCCGTCTTGATGCTCGTGTTGTTGAAGAAACTCGTTTAAACGCACCAAAAGAAATGCTTGGCACTGGTATGCGTAGAA